CTCTCCCACTTAATGCACACAACCCTTCTGTTGTATACATCACCAGTCCAAGTCCACTTAATACATCGGTACTCTATGGTTGCCGCCAAGAGAAAGGCGATCACGGAAATGCCCAAACAATTACAATACTACAAAATATCACAAATACTGTGACAACGGCTGCCGCAACGAATGCTAACAGCCAGTCTTTCATTGCATTGACAAAGGAATCTTATTCCTTGCCGCCTCTTTAAGCAATGAGCTTAAATCACGAGTGGTACGCTCCACACCTGCTTCATCGCCACTAGCCTGTTGAGCCATTGAACGACTTGTTAAATCACGCAACTCTTGGTTGAAAATAGCCTGACGCTGTTGGTCAATAGGAGTTGTTGGTTCAGGTGGTTGTGGAGTTAACAACTGAGGAGGCATCTCAAACATAGGCGCCTCTTCATTTGGCATAGTTCCACCTAATTCTGGTGGCATAGACCAACTTACAGGCGCTTCTGGAGGTTCTTGTTGAACAGTTTGCTCCATAGGATTAGAAACTGTTGCTCCAGTCACTAAAGGTCGTAAATCATCAAGTGACTTAGCTGACAACATTACTGATCGACCTACAGGTGTATCAAATACAGCCCTAGACAATGCTTCTACAGCCTTGTTAACAGGAACAGCCGCAATAGCCGCACCTGGCGCACCACCAAGCATTGCACCAACACCAACCCTTGCACCTTGTGTGATAGCTTCATCAAGACCAGAGCCAGCTGCTTGGCGTGTCATTGAGCTTGTTAAAAAGCTATATTTGTTCAACAAAGTATCGAGATTCTCGTCAACAAATGGTTGTAAGTTTGTTTTTCTAGATTGCAAGAATGTAGAGAACTTAATTGGGTCAAAGACTCCAGTACCAACATCTGTTGCTTCTTTACGAGCAGTTTCAAAAGTAGCCGCAGCCACATCTTGACGAACATCAGGTGGCAACACCTTAGAAATCATCATTGCTGCTCGTTTAGCACCTTCTTGTCCTGTTGATTCAGAAGAAACAATCCTACCTACCAACTTGGAAATATCTGTTTTCAGTTCACCAGAGTTAGGGTCTTTAATCATTGTGATTGCCAAATCAGCATCACGAAGAGGAATTACATTGCCTCTCCAGAATGATCTAGCCTTTGACCAAGCATCGGAAACAGATTGATTTTGAGCAAGGGATTGACCCCAATTCTCAATATCTCTGTCCATTGCATCAATAACTTCATTTAGACGAGTCGTTTCTTTAGCGCCAAACTTATTCTGCGCTTTAGCGGCTTGCAAAGCATCTACAAGACCTTCTCGTGCAGTACGAATGTCTGAGAAAGTGAAGGTTTTTGGGCCTTTGATTTCAGGAATAATTGGTACTCCCGCTTCACTAACAATCACTCCAGCAGGTTGTTTAACCTCTTCTTTGCCCAATTTTGTGCCGAAAGAACTTAATTTAGCCTCAAGAGATGGTCTTTCAAGGGCTTTAAACAAGTCGCCATACTCAGAAATGACATTGCTTACAGCATTCTCTGTTTCTGTTGGACGAATCTTTGATAGATCATTTTGAGCAGCAAGAGTATCTAACTTTTTATACAACTTGTTACCTTCTTGGGTAGCATTTGCATAGTTTGTTTCGACAGCTTTAGCGACATTCTCACCCGCTTTGCCTGAGTATTTAGCGCCACCAGTAATTTTTGTTTCTACTGTGCCACCAGCTTTTTTCAGTTCTAATACGTTTTGCTTTAGTCTGTCAGCAACACCGCCAGCCCTTAAACGATTTACCGATTCAGCCGCACGAATAGCATCGTCACCAGTAAAGTCGCCAAGCAACTTAGGACTGATTCCAAGTGAAGCAGAAGCATCTTTTACAGCTTGAATGTTGCTCTTAAAGTCAAAGTTAGTGACCTTCTCAATAGGACGACCAACAGCACCCAAAACAGCAGTAGCACCACCACTCAACAAACCACCTTGGACAGCGGCTTGTTCTCTACTTTCACCTTCTTTAACAGGTTTTGTAATGCCTTCCCAAAGGCCACCAAACAATCCTTGTTTAAGTATTTGAGCAACTTTGCCACCAGTACCAAACCAACCCATTGCAGAAACAGGCGAGGCAAGCATTAGTTCACCAACAACTTCTCCTGCCGCCCCCATAACTTTATCGTCATAAGTAAGACGATCTGGTTGTTTTGCAAGTTGAGCGTTAAATCTGTCGAGAGTTTCTTGTTTTGTTAAACCTGTTTTAGTACCAAGTTCAAGCACAGACTGCATGATGCCTTCTGCAATTTCATTGGCTTTATTGACCTTACCCTTTTGAAAGTCATTAAGGTATTTCTGTTGCAGTTTGTCTGCATCAGTCTTATTCTTCCACTCGTCAAACAATCCCATGACTCAACTCCTTAAATTTGACCAGCTTTAGACAAAGCATCAATTGCTTGATCTCGTGTAGGTCTTCCACCATTATGTTCAATGAACAACTTAATCTTTTGCTCTCTGCTTAATGTAGAAGATTTTGATTGTGTTGGTTTCGGTGTTTGCGTTGGTTGAGGTGCTTGAGGAGCTTTCTGTTGAGTTGGCTCACTAGGAGTGGCTTTTGGAGCTTCTGTTCGTCCTTGTGATTGCAAAGCAGATTTCTTAGCTCCAAGTTCAGAAGTAAGTTTTGCTTCTGCTCTCATCAATCCTTCAATAGCACCAATCATTCGAGCTTGACTTAAATATGTTGTTGTACTAGCAATTTGATCTGCCGCACGAGATGCGTCACCCTCTGTTTGAGTGCCTTTAGCCATCAACAACAAAGTGTTCACACGCTCTGTTAATGCACGTTTTATTTCATCTTTTTTAACTTGTGCGCCTTTTTCTTCTAAACCAAATGCAGGAAGAACTGTTGCACCTAGCAAATCAAGAGTATTAGATGTTGCGTTGTATTTAACTTCTCCTGTCTTTAATGATGACAAGAATGATTGCAGTTCAGGTCTAGAATTATCTAGTTTTACAAGGTTTGCATCAATCTCAGCGATAGCTGTTTGAGAGCCAGATGGCAAATTACCTTCTGTTGCTTTTTGAACAGTTGGTTTTGGAACTGTAACACCACCCTCTTCATCTGTTTTAGCCATTGATTTATATGTCAATGGGAATGCTTTTGATGGGTCTGTTGCTGGTACAGTAACTGTCTGACCACTCGATTGATCAAAATATGTACGAGGTTTAGCAAGCATTTGTCCAGCAATATTTGCATTAGACAACTCATTTGCAGTTGGCTTTTCTCCAGCTTGCAATTTAGCCTCAACAACTCTCAAAGCGTCAATGTATCTCTCATCACCTGTAAGTTTTGCAGGTTGCAATGCTTTTAATGTCTGCGCTTGTTTCAAAGCAATGCTAGATTCAGACTCAGCTAGTGATCTTGCTCTATCAATCAATCCAGCAGCAAACTGAGCATCACCCATTTTGCTTGCAAGTTGTGCGGCTTGAACTAAAGATTTTGCGTCTGTAAGATCAATCTGTTGCAACAGTTGTTGACGCTGTGCAATCATTTTTAATTGTGGGTCTTCTACTCCAAAAGCACCACCAATGGCAGTACCAAGCTGTTTAGCACCACCATAAGTTAGTGCAGCACCACGAGAAGCAGGGTCTAGTTGAGCTAGAGCAATACCCTCATTTAATGCACTAGCTCTTTGCTGCTCACCATACATTTGTGGAGTAAGGCCAAAAAGACTGCCTACAATATTTTCTGCCATGATGAATCCTTACAAGAATAATCCGAGGTCTTGGTTGCCGTAAGCTACACCTGTACCAAAACCAGATGAGCCTAATGCAGTATTACTTAATCCTGCTTGCAATCCAGATAAGCCGCCACTTACTAATCCACCTGCAGCCTGACCAAAAGCATTAGAAGAGCCTAAACCACTTAGCAATGTTGCATAAGGATTTGTCGTTGCTGCTTTTCCTGTAGCCAATGCTACGCTTTGCTCTGCTCCACGCAAACCAAGTTGACCAACATTAGCACCAGCTTGTGCGCCAAATTGACCTAATTGAGTTCCCATTGTGAATGGTTGTTGGCCTGCAGCCTCCAAAGCCTGAACCTGTCCCAAAGCAGTTGTATAGGGTTGGTAAGCGGCTTGTTGACCTGCATAGTACTGACCCATTGTCTGAGCGCCTTGACCAAGCAATCCCGCACCGAATGCGACTTGTTGTTGACCAGCTTGTTGAGCTTGAGCCGCCAATTGAGCCTCTTGCATTGCACGAGCGTTATACAAAGCCTGCAATTCAGGAGTAGTAGCGCCATAAGTGCCACCCTGAGAAACAGCAAGACCGCCACGACCTTGTTGTTGCAGTTTGTTTTGCAGATTAGCCAACTCTAACTCACGACCTGGTTGCAACAAAGCCATCTGTTGATTCAGATAGTTCTGTGCAACATCTTGAGGAGTCTGAGCTAAATACTGGTTTCCAAGACCAAACAAACTTTGTGCGCCTGTTTGCAAAGGAGCAAATTGTTGTTGTGCTTCTTTAGCTTGAGTAATACCTGCTTCAGCAAGTTTCACAAACTGATCTTGAGCCGCTTTTGCTTCTGGGCTTAATGTGTATCCTGCGCTAATCAATTGACCAGTTGTAGGATCGACTTGGAATTGTGAAGTACCAAATCGTGTAGTCATGCCAACAGGACGGAACTGAGCCGCAGTCTTAGCCGCAGCAGTCTCAGCATCAATCATTGCCTGAGCACGTTGTGCCGCTTCTTGTGATGTTTGCTGTTGCAATAAGCCTGCACCAGTAGTCAATCCAGAAGAGAGCAATGCCGCCAATTGAGATGCAGTAAGACCACCTAATCCTGTACCTGTGCCAGTACCTAATCCTGTGCCTAGTCCTGTACCCAATCCAGTTCCTGTTCCTGTTCCAGTTACTACGCCTGTACCGACACCAGTACCAACACCTGTACCAACACCAGTACCAACACCAGTTGTTAAAGCGCCTGTACCAAGACCTGTTCCTGCACCAGTTAATCCAGTAACACCACCAGTTGTAAGAGCAGAACCAATACCAGTTCCTAGCAAACCAGTTCCTAATTCAGAACCAGTAAGAATGCCAGTACCAGTCAATGATCCTGTACCAGTTGTGCCAAGCAATTCAGTACCAAGCGTTGAGCCAGATAGAACTCCTGTGCCAGTCAAACCAGCCAATCCCGCACCAGTACCAAGCAAGCTAGTTCCCAATGTAGAGCCAGTCAATACACCAGTCCCAAGACCTGTTCCTGCTGTAATGCCAGCGCCTGTACCAGCCGTACCTAAACCTGCTGTGCCAGCCGCATTAAGACCTAAACCACTTGCACCAGCAGTAATGCCAGTACCAGTACCCATCCCCGCTACAGTACCTAATTCTGTGCCTAGTCCAGCAGTACCTAAACCTGTACCAGCGGCAGTACCAGCACCACCAAGACCTGCTAGAGCCGCACCACCAAATAATCCCAATGAACCCAACAGAAACTCACCAAAACCACTTTCTGTTTTTTGAGTTTTGCCAACCAATTCCAAGTTGCCAGTAGGATCAAATTGATAGTAAGTGCTACCAGGGATAGTAGATTCAGCGGCTTTATAAAATCTTATATTTTTAAGTGGGCCTATTTGCTCATCATCACCACTTCCCCTAATGTCGTATTCACCTTGAAAGATGTTTTCGCCAATTTGGATAGTTTTATTGTTTTCTAGACCAAGAGCCTCTGCCAACATATTGCTAGAGACTTTATAAGTCTTCATTGCATCTGCTAATTGCTGTCCAGTTAGATTAGGATTAGCATACAAATAATCTCTAATTTGACGATTTGTTGTTAGCCCTGTTGCAGCAGGAGGAGCAGCTACATTAGTTGTTGTTTGAGTAGTTGTCGTAGGAGCTTTAACTGCTGAAATTCTTTGTGTAATATCCGCAATTGGAAGACCAAAAGTTGTCGCAATTTGCTCTGGGGTAATTTGATTACTATCAATTAACTTAACATACTCAGCATCCGTCATATTCGGATTCTGTAAAGCTAAGTTCCACAATTCTTGATTAGTCATTGCCATGATTGCTTACTCCGTTGGCTTTGGATATTTTGCTTTTACAGCTAAACAAGCATCAATATATGCTTGAACTTGAGCATGATTATTTTTAACAATGCCATCTAAATAATCTGTCATTGGAGGATATTCAGCAGATCGTTTACGCTGATATGCTGTTTTTTCATATTCTGCTTTTTGAATAATCCATTGTGCTTCTTCAGCATCTCGTTGCGCTTCTTCTTCGGCAGTATATGGAATATCGCCTTCTGGTGTTGCATGAAATCTTGCCATGATTATTCCTTAACTTGTTTTCAATCCGTACATATGAACTTTTGCGTAGATATTGCCAGAACTAAAAAGTAATTGAATACCAGTTACGGCAGTACCAGAAGAAGCACCCGACCCAAATCCTTTTACATTAGCACTCTGACCTGTAGTACCAGTATCATCATCGTATATAGGCAACATAACATCCCATTCCATCATTTTTAAACCTTGATTTGTTGAAGATGGGTTAAATAATGTAATTGTTCCTCGCAAACTGGTTGCAAGAGAAGAGGGTGAAAAAAAACCATCTCCACGATTTAAATAAAATTGCGACTGCGCTGTTGCATTTCCATCATAGGCCGTTGTGTTATATGTCCTAGTACCAATTGTTCTCATGTAATAGCTATTTCCAGAAAGGCTACCGCCTTCGTACCACTTCATGTAAACATCAGCATTGCTACTTGAGCCATACATATATTCAATGTAAAACATATACATTGCATAAGTGGAAGTAACACCACTTGTTATAGCAAGAGAAGCCGCATTAGTTGCGGTTGTTGATGAAATATAAACCCAAGGACTTGCACCACCTGAAGGCGCTGTACTCTGCCATGTAGTTCCATTTGAAGTAAGAACATTACCAGTAGTGCCTGGTGCAACAAGTTGTACTGCTGAAGTACCATTGCCAAGCAAAACATTATTTGCTGTTAATGATGTTGATCCTGTTCCGCCATTAGCAACTGCTACAGTTCCAGTCACATTAGATGCTGTACCAGTCGTATTTTGGTTAAGTGTAGGTACATCTGCCGCTTGAATTGCAGACATAACCACATTCGTACCATTGCCACGCAAATAAGAGCCGCTTGTAACAGCGCCCGCAAATGCGTTCATTGCAGTTTGGGCAGTAGTTGCACCTGAACCGCCATTGGCTATTGGTAAGGCAGTACCCGAATAAGTAAGAGCCAATGTACCAGATGATGTAATTGGATTACCTGAAATACTGAAAACAGATGGAACAGTCATGTCAACGCTTGTTACTGTGCCTGATCCACCGCCACCAGAAGCAGCAATCGTGATTGAACCGCTACCATTCGTAATAGAAATACCAGAGCCTGCTGTCAAAGTTGCTTTAGCAAGGGTATTGCCAGTAGAGTTACCAATCAACAACTGACCATCTGTATAAGAAGTCTGACCTGTACCACCATTAGCAACAGGCAAAGTTCCTGTTACACCTGTTGACAAAGGCAATCCTGTTAAGTTTGTTGCTGTACCGCTAGAGGGAGTACCTAAAGCTGGTGTTACCAATGTAGGTGAATTAGCAAATACTAAAGCGCCTGTTCCTGTCTCATCAGTAACAGCAGAAGCTAAATTAGCACTTGAAGGTGTCGCTAGAAAGGTCGCTACGCCTGTTCCAAGGCCAGAAACACCTGTGCTGATAGGCAAACCAGTAGCATTTGTCAAAGTTCCGCTAGAGGGCGTTCCAAGAGCAGGAGTAACTAAGGTTGGGCTATTGGCAAACACCAAAGCACCTGAACCTGTTTCATCGCTAACTGCAGTAGCCAAGTTAGCAGATGAAGGTGTAGCCAAGAAAGAAGCCACACCAGTACCCAAACCACTAACACCAGTAGATATTGGCAATCCTGTGGCATTTGTCAAAGTAGCAGAAGCAGGAGTTCCCAAAGCAGGAGTCACCAATGTTGGCGAGTTTGACAACACTACAGAGCCTGTACCTGTAGAAGAAGTTACGCCAGTACCACCATTTGCAACGGCAAGAGTTCCTGTGATGTCGCTAGTAGAGACACTAATTGCATCCCAAGAAGCATTTGTGCCATCAGTCTGGAGATATTTATTGGCGTTACTTGTTTGGCTTGGCAGCAGGTTATTCAAAGCAGCAGTAGCTGTAGAAGCTCCTGTGCCACCATCAGCAATAGCCAAATCTGTAATGCCAGTAATTGAGCCACCAGTAATATTTGCAGACGAGTTGTCAGTTTTAGTGGCAACAGCAGTCTGAATATTATTGAACTCGGTGTCAATCTCAGCACCCTTAACAATCTTTAAAGGATTGCCAGGAGACAGATTGTCTTTAGATGCAAAGTTCGTGGTTTTGGTGTAATTTGACATAATTTACCTCTTAGCCCATTTTGCCATCTTTGGCTTGAATTTCAATCTTTTGCAGAGAAAATGAAACATTGTTAATCGTTGTTTCATAACCAGTTTGAACAATCTTTCCCGCACCTGAAGCATTGGCGGTAAGAGTCTTGATCGGAACGCCACTTGTATATTCAGCAATGTTGTACTCAGCAATACCATACTCATAACTTGCTTGAGTAGGAATGTAGATATTCTCGGCTTGGTAAGCACCAGAATAGTCAAATCCCCACTTAATTGTTAGATACTGATTCGATCCACCAATCACAATGGCGGTAACATTCTTGAGAATCGAAATCTGGTTGGGATTACCCAAGTCAGCATTGTTTGTATAGTAAGCAAAACGATAAGTTGCATCATCATCAAGATAGCCTTGGTACTTACCAATGTAGCCATTCTTACCAATGTACAAGTCACCATTTCTAAGTGACTTCAATGCTGTTGGAGCAATAGAGTCCCACTTAGTGACCCTGAACGAGCCATCTTGCAGATTTTGCTTGGTATCGAAGCAATAAACTTGGAATGTTGCAGGTAAAACAAGCAGATAGAAGGCTTCTTTTTCTGAGTAAACAGACTTTAAGTTAGCCAATGTTTCGCTTGCCAAAGATGATGCCAAATCAAACCGAACATTCTTTGAGATGTCTCGCAAAGGAGCAGACTTCTCTTGGATAGTCCTCATCAATGAACGAACACCTGAATCTGACAAGAAAACAACATCAGAACCAATGCTTTGAATCGTATCCCTTGAGATACATCCAATAGAACCTACTGTGTCGCTAAGAACAAGAGAAGCAGGTGTAGAAGCATTGGAATAAACAAGAATTTGTCGTTTACCAAAGATAAACAAGAAGTCATTGTGAGCAGCCAAGCCCATGACTTCATCAGCACCATTGGGCCAGACACGAGAAACATCTAGTGAACCTGAAGTACCGCCAGTCCAAACATGACCTGCAATCAAATCAGAGAAGCTAATAGTTACCTTATCAGTCGAAGTATTAGCAACCCACAAACGACCAAAAGCAGATAAAACAATATTTGCTTGTGGAACAGTACCTGTACTTCCTGTTTTCTCAGAGACTCTGCGATAAGTAGTTGTACTAACAGCAGGGTCGTAAATCAAAGCATCGTGACCAGTCTGGAAGAAATATGCAACACCATTAAGAGTAGCGCATTGCCAGTTGTTCGCAGTAATAGTAGGAGTAGAACCACCACCACCATATGTCAACTCAGTCACAGCATTTGCACTACCGAGCTTAAATATCTTGCTATTTCCAGCAAAAAGAACTGTAAGAGTTCCGTCAGTTTGGACTAACTCGTGGATAACGCCAACATCGTTAGCACCAAGGTTTCCAGAAGAGGAATTGACCTTTGTCCAACCTTTTCTAGCACCAATACGACCATATTGGTCAAGGATGCAGTTTGTAGCAACTAAAGCAAAGCCAGACCCTAAATCTAGGGGCGAATCCTCAGTATTCAGGCCATAGAAGCCTGGTGCTGAAAGGCTGTAACTTTGTAGTGGCGCTGCCATTAGACTGCCTCAAAATTGTCTTCAGGATAACGAGTGCTTTCCATTGCAATAGCATCAGCAAGCATTCCTCTGAACATAGCATAAGCCTCTGAAGAGTTAGTCCCACCATCCTCGCCACGCTCAATCAAAGCACGAGCATAAGCACTCTGAGTCACCAAATAGTCCAAAACTTTGACTGTTGTAGTATCAGAAGATAGATTGGCTTGTGGAACAATCACATCAAACAAAATTGTGTAAGCGCCATCAGGAATTGGGTACAAATCAATCTTTGTGTCGCCACTAGAATCTACTCCGTTGTAGCAGTATTCAGATGGAATTCCTTGAACAGGAGTCACAAAGTTCAACTTACGATTCATGCTCGTAAAAGGAACATCACCCATCACAACATTGCTAGTTGTATTGAGAGCATCCATCACACGGAACTTTTGACCAACACCAGTTAAAGAGTAAGAATGTGTGCCACCAGTAGTTGAAATTGTTACTGTTTGTGACAAGCAATTCCAAGTGTATGTGTCTTCGATCTGACGCTTGGCATCATTGACAAACTTGCCAATCAAAGCAGAATAAGTTGTTTCACCAACAGTAGTTACTGTGCTTTCACGCAAGCGAATTAGCACATCGTTAACAAGTTCTAAGTAGGTCATGTTCGTTGCGCTCCATATAGCTCAAATGTAGCCAACACATTGAATGTGCTGCCAGACTCAGTAGTAACTCTAAATTGGTCGCCCTCTTCCATAACAATGTAAGCACCACCATCAAATTTCAAATATTCTTTGGAACTCATGTTGTAGCTACTAAGAATATCGTAGGATGTTGCGGCACTTGAGTCGTACCATTGAACAGTAATTGTTTTAGTCGAGCCTGTTGTATTGTGAAGGTACATCAGGTTGAAGAGAGCGTAATAGCCAGTCGGTACTGTATAAACAGTAGTCAATGTTGCCGCTGTTGGCGTTGATCCGACTGAAACTGGT